TTTGAAAATATATAGCTTTAACCTTTCGGCGATGACTGTAAGCTCGTTGAACATATTAGAAGACAGTTTGAAAATTTTATTATTGATAGTTACCATAGGCTATACAGTACAGAAATGGTACGAAATGCGCAAGAAAAATAAATGACAAGAGACAAAGACTTTAGAGGTTACTTAGGTGCTGGAATTATATTTTTTCTAGTAATGGGTTTGCTATTGTTTTTGGCTTTTTATGAAATACCAGAAACCAACAACGACATTTTTAAGGTTATCGTCGGCATGCTGGTAGGATCATTAACAGTAGTTATTTATACTTTTATAGGTAAAAACCCAGAAGAGGTTTCGGA